GAAATTGCTGGGACTTACGGACTTCCAAAAGATAAAAGAAGACAAGAAGCGGTTATCAAATCACAAGACACTATTGTTGGTGAAATTTGGGATATGAGATTAGGTCCTGTTATTTGGCAAAAGTTCCGTGAAGCTTACCCTGATGAGTTATTTGATGACGACAAAAGAAATTTACAACAATACTTTATTGTTAAGTTTGCAGAATTGACTCCTGAAGATTTTTTTGCAATGGCTCGTGAAATCTTATCAGGTTCACCAAAAGGAAAGAAAATGGTGAAAGATATGGTTGACGAAATCATCGAAGAACTGAAAGGTTATGAGTATGAAGATACTATGAAACAGTATGAAGATGATGAGGATGATGATGACGATGAAGATTTTGATGACTTCCTAAAAGGATTAGGAATAGGATAAAAAATTAAATAAACCCTTCAGAAATGAAGGGTTTTCTATTTTAAGATAAATTTTATATTTATAGTATATGAGTTTATCAAAAGAAGCAGTTTTAATGGAGTATGCCAAGTGTATGAAATCGACACCATACGCTCTTAAAACTTATTTACAGACATATGACAACACTGTTCAAAAGTATGTCCCTTTAGAATTATTCCCTGACCAAGTAAGTTTAGTTGAGGATTTTGAAAATTATAATGAAAACATTGCTTTAAAGTATAGACAAGCTGGTGTATCCACAGTAACTGCTGCGTGGTCATCTAAGAAACTTGTTTTCGCTAAAAAAAACAGTCCTGAAAAGATATTGGTTATTGCCAATAAATTAGATACGGCAGTTGAAGTTGCTAATAAAATTCGAGGATTTACAGAACAATGGCCTAATTGGGTTGGTGTTGGTTTTTCAGCTGAAAAGAATTCACAAAGACACTTTAAGTTAACTAACGGATGTGAAGTTAAGGCGGTAGCGACATCTAAAGATGCTCTTCGTGGTTATACACCAACAATACTAATATTTGACGAGGCTGCGTATATCGATGCTGACGATGATTTTTGGGCGGCTTGTATGGCGTCCTTATCCACAGGTGGTAAGGTAATAGTTGTATCAACACCTAACGGATATGACCCAATCTATTACGAAATTTATGACCAAGCATTAAAGGGAATGAATGAATTTAAAATTTCCGAAATGGTTTGGTGGAAAGACCCAAGATACGCTAAAGATTTACAGTTAGTAAATGTAAAAGATATTATTCATTATTATTTAAATCGTAATGAATACCAAAGTGTACAAATTGTTGATTTTAAAGAAAAAGAAAAAAACTACGAAGAAATTAAAGAATTAATTAATCAAGGATATAAACCAACGTCATCTTGGTATGAGTCCATGGTTAAGAAATTAAAATACGACAAACGTAAAGTTAATCAGGAATTAGAGTGTGCCTTTCTTGGTTCAGGTGATAACGTATTTGATTCTAATCTTTTAGAAAATTTAAGAACTAATATGGTAAAAGAACCTCAGGCCAAAATGATGGGTGGAGGTCTTTGGATATGGAAAGAAGCTGAACTTGGAAAAAAATATATCATGGGTATTGATGTGTCACGTGGTGACAGTGAGGATTTTTCCACTTTCCAAATTGTCGATTTTGATTCGAGGGAACAAGTTGCTGAATACGTTGGTAAACTCCCTCCTGATACTTTGGCTGAAATATGTTTTAAATGGGGTAATATGTATAACGCATTTGCGGTAATTGATATTACTGGTGGTATGGGTGTGACAACGGCTTTACGAATGAGGGAGTTGGGTTATAAAAATTTATATGTTGACGGTGTGGACATTTCTAACAAATGGAAATATGACCCAAAGGCAACAGAAAAAATACCAGGAATAAACTTTAATGCTAAACGTGTTCAAATTATTGCAACTTTTGAAGAATATTTAAGACACGGTTTTAAAATTTATTCTAGTCGATTACTTAATGAAATGAATACTTTTGTTTATATGAATGGAAGACCTGACCATCAAAAGGGTCAACATGATGACTTAATTATGTCCGTAGCAATGGCTCTTTTTGTTGGTGAAAATTCATTTACACAACTTAATAAGGTAACTAACCAAACTAAGGCAATGATAAATTCTTGGTCTGTTAACACAAATGAGTTTAATAGAAAACAATTTTTAGACCCTGTTATACCACAACAACAAGAAAACATAAAACGTGAAGCAACAAAAAGTGACTACGAAAACTATTTATGGTTATTCGGAGGAAGGAGATAAAACTATGGGATACACAAAAAGAAAAAAAGCTGCGGTAATTAATTCAGGAACTAGAACTATAGTTTCAGGACAAGGTATTCAAACCGTTAAATTACCTGTTGGCGATAAAAAACCTAATAAATAACATTTAATATGTTATTTAATAACTTTATACTTTAGATATGAGTGAAAATAAACTAACAGTATGGCAAAGGTTATCACAAGCCTTCGGACCCAACTCTTTATTGGGTCAGGATTACCCTACATACAAATACGACAAACAAGAGCTTCTTAAAACTACTTCTAAATCAGAGTATGATAGGGAAAAACTTCAAGCTCAACAAACATATTATTTGGCAAATCAATGGGGTAGGATTGAAAACAATCTTTATACTCAGGCGGTTTATTATGAACCAACACGTTTAGCTTCATTTTATGATTACGAGTCAATGGAATTCACACCTGAAATAGGTGCGGCTTTAGATATATACGCTGAAGAATCTACTACAATAAATCAAGATGGATACATGCTTCAGATTTATTCCGAATCATCAAGAATAAAATCAATCTTGGGTGATTTGTTTAATAACGCATTAGATATTAACACTAACTTACCAATGTGGACAAGAAACACATGTAAGTATGGTGATAACTTTGTATATATTAAATTGGACCCTGAAAAAGGTGTTGTTGGGTGTATGCAACTTCCAATTATTGAAATTGAAAGATTAGAAGCTGGTATGGGGTCACATTCAACTGACTCAACAACAAATCCTGAAAAAAAACATCTAAAATTCAAATGGAAACAAAAAGATTTAGAGTTTAACACTTGGGAGATTGCACACTTCAGGTTACTTGGTGATGATAGAAGATTACCTTATGGAACTTCTATGTTAGAAAAAGCGAGACGAATATGGAAACAGTTATTATTGTCTGAAGATGCTATGTTAATTTATAGAACATCAAGGGCACCTGAAAGACGTGTGTTTAAGGTGTTTGTAGGTAACATGGATGATGCGGATGTCGAACCATATATCCAAAGATTTGCTAATAAATTTAAAAGAAGTCAAACTGTTGATTCTAAAACAGGTAATGTGGACATGAGATTTAATCAAATGGCGGTTGACCAAGATTATTTCGTCCCTGTCAGAGATGTATCACAAACAATGCCTATTGAGACATTACCAGGAGCTCAAAATTTATCTGAAATTGCGGATATAGAATATATTCAAAAGAAATTATTAACCGCTCTTCGTGTTCCTAAAGCGTTTTTAGGATTTGAAGAAACAGTTGGTGACGGTAAAAATTTATCATTACAGGACATTCGTTTCGCTCGTACTATCAATCGTATTCAAAAGAATATGATTTCAGAATTAAACAAAATTGCAATTATCCATCTTTTTATATTAGGGTTTGAAGACGAAATTTCAAACTTCCAATTAAGTATGACAAATCCATCAACTCAAGCTGACTTGATGAAAATTGACGTATGGAAAGAAAAAGTATTGTTGTATAAAGATTTGGTTGCTGACCCTGGTAGTGGAATTGCCCCAGTGTCAATATCTTGGGCTAAAAAACATATTCTTGGATTTTCTGATGAAGAAATTAAACTTGATTTACAACAACAACGTATTGAAAGAGCTGTTGGTGAAGAATTAAAGAAAACCGCTGAAGTTATTACACATACAGGTTTATTTGACAATTTAGATAAATTGTATGGTAAAAAAGAAAGTGAACCTGCGGGTACACCCTCTGAATCAGGAGGAGCACCTCCATCTGATTCAGGAATGGGTGGATTTGGTGGAGCATCAGAAACTCCGGCACCACCGGCAGAAGAAGCTCCGGCACCTGAAGCTCCCGCAACTGTACCTGAAGGTATAAATGACAGAAATGATGAATTGAATATTTTATTAGAAAATTCAGGAATGTTAAATGAAGATGAAATACTTGATTTAGGACGAGTACAAGAATCTTTAGGTGAAATTGGTAATCAATTAGATAAACTACTTAAAGGTTGATATTTATAATAAAAATTATAAAATGAGATTCGGAGTAATAAAAACATTAGTTGAAAATAAATTAGTTGAATCATTCAAAAAAGATTCACTAAAAACAGACATGTATTATTTCAATAAAAAACTTTTGAAAAATAAAGATTTTTGTAAAATGATGTCAATCTACGACAACCTTAATGAAAACAAAGGGTTAGATAAAGAAACGTCAAAATACTTGATTGACGATTTATCTGTAGAATTTAATAAAATTAAACTTTCTGAAGAAATTGTCAATTTTATTAAAAGTTGGACTAAAGACATTGTCCTTGAAAACAAATATGAAACTATTGATGATTTATTGTATGGTGATTTGATTAAACCTGAAAAAAAATCAATTGCTAAGAAAAAGATTGTTGAGAGTTTAACTAAAACTAAAACTATAGTTGAAAACAAAACTCCAAAAGTCCCAATAAGTTCAATAGTAAAAATTGCTAATTCAACCGCTGAAAAATATTTAGAGAATCTTTCAGAATCAGAAAAAAAACAAGTTAAAGAAATTTTGACATCAAAAGATGAAAATTTAAAAACAAATTTTAATAATTTAAAAGAAAGTGCAATTAACAAAATTGATACTTTAATTTCTGAATCGGATGAAGATTTGAAAAAAGTTTTAATTGAAACAAAAGAAAGAATTTCTAAAGTACAACCTTCAAAAAAAGAATATATTAAATTATTGAGTTTAACTCAAAATTTATAATTCATTATTTTTTAAATTCTTATAAATAGCATTCTTTAAAATCTGACGTTTTGTGTCAGATTTTTTTTTGTGGTATTTCCTTTCTTGTAAATTTTTTATCAATTGAGTTTTAACAACTTTATGTTTGAAGTTTTTCAAAGCCCTTTCAAGTTCGTTGTTTTTGATAGGTATAATTAGCATTTTTTTGACAAATATGTTTAACTTAATTATTATTAAATATAAATAAACGAAGATATGAAAAATTTGTAAATGAAAAAAGGAAAAAGTTGTGTAATTAAAGGTTACAAACAAATTAAGTGTTCGTATGGAACTGTGGACTCAAAAAATTTAAAGTCAATATACTTAAATATTCAATCATGGGTTGAACCAAAAGGATTAGAAATGGATTGGGCAAGACCCGTGTCAATCTTGAATAAAAACATCAAATCAACTTTAACCGAAATATTAAATCAAAATCTTTTTAATGATAAATTTATTGTTGATTTAGATTTAAGAACAAGTGGGATATCCGTCAAAAAAAGGTCTTTTATGAATTTAGAAATTACTTTCTTCATGAAAGTTAATGTCGAATTCAAATCTACAGATTTAAAAAATGAGTTAAAAAATATAATATCCACATTAGAAAAAGATTGTTTCAAAGGTTCGAAATATTTTAAATTTTATCTTACCAAGAAGGATAAATTAAATACTGTCAGTAAAATAGAAAGTATTTAATATTTATCTAATAAAAGATAAAATGCAAAATTACAAAATATTAGGACCAAGAGAGTCAGGTAGAGGAATTCTTATTGAAATGGATGCGGGATACGTGTCTCCCACAGAATTCAATAACTCAAAATTTTTACAAGAGAGTAGAGATTTCAAAGATTATTCAAAACCATTTGAATTCTATGCGGTGTTACAAAAATATAATACACCAAATAGAAATGGTAGAATATATCCTGAAAGGATTTTAAAAAGAGAAGCTGAAAACTATAAGAAAAACTACATAGGTAAAAAAACAGCATTATCTGAATTAAACCACCCTGAATCTTCATTAATCGATTTAGATAGGGTATCCCATATCATTACTGAAATGTGGTGGGATAATAATGTTCTATTGGGTAAACTATTACTTCTGACTTCACCAGGGTTCCATGAAAGAGGTATCGTATCAACAAAGGGTGACCAAGCGGCAAACTTATTAAGATTAGGTGTAACGTTAGGTATTTCATCGAGAGGTGTTGGTTCACTTAAAAAAGTTGGTGACCAAAACGAAGTACAAGACGATTTTGAACTTATTTGTTTTGACCTTGTATCGTCACCATCAACACCTGGAGCATATTTGTTCACAGAACCTGACGGTAGATTTGCCTTCGAAGAGAACCTTCAAGAAGAAAATGAAATGAAAGCTGCTAGAACAGTTAACAAATCGCTTGATTTAATGAGCCGACTTTCCGATTATTTAGGAAAATAAATAATTATGGAACTAGATGAAAAATACTTTGTGGCAAAAGTACAGTATGATTTGCCAGATGAAAACACAGGAAAAATTAAAAAGGTAAGAGAAGAAAAACTTGTCAAAGGTTACAATGTGACCGATGTTGAAGCAAAGGTTACTAAAGCTTACCAATCTTTCAGTTATGATTGGAGAATCACCTCAGTTGCTGAAAGTAAGATTGATGAAATCTTTGAATAAAAGAATTCAAATTATTAAAAGGGGACAAAAGTCCCCTTTTTTTATGCTTTATCAAAAAAAAATTAATTTTTATAAACTTCTACATATTTATTTAATAAAATAACTACGCAATGGCAGAAAAAAATTTAGTTGAAGAAGCGTTAATCCAAATACAAAACTTGGAAGAAGCTATCAATGAAAACGCAAAAGAAATACTTGAGTCAACAATGAAGCAAGAAATTAGCGAATTAGTAAAAGAGTCCATGAAAAATGAGGCTGAAGAAGAAGAATTCGAATTGGAAGACGAACTCGAAGATGAATCTGAAGAAGAAGATGAAACCGAATCTGAAGAAGAGGAAGTTGAGTTTGAAACAGAAGATGAAGAAGAAGAGGACGAGGATTCCGAAGAAGGTTTCGACATGATGGATTTATCAGACATGGGCGACGAAGAAGATTTAGAAGTTCAAGATTTGAGCGGAGAATCTTTTGACGAAGTCCTAAAAGCTTTCAAAGAAATGAAACCAACTGATTCTTTCGAAATTAAGAAAGAAGGTGATTTTATTCACTTAAAAGATGAAGAGGATGAATATCTTATTCAAGCTGAAGGTGAAGAAGAACACGAAGGTATGGAACAAATGGAAGAGTATTCTGAATACAATGAATCTGAAGAAGAAATGGAAGAAATCGTTTATGAAATTGAAATGGAAGAAGAAGCTGAAGAAGATGAAGAATTCGGTGGAAACATGCATGATTTCAAAAGACGTGGTGGTCATAAGATTGGTGATGTTGATGGACATTATAAAGATTATGAAACTATGGAAGAAGGTTGGTCTGAAGAAGAGGAAGAATACGAACTTGAAGAAGATGTTGTATTCGAATCAACAAAGGCCGTTGTAGGTAAAGGTATTAAATTAGGTGACGCTAAAAAAGCATCAACTTTTAAAACTTCTAAAGGTGGGTTTAATGAAAAGAAAGCTCACGCAAATCCTACAAAAGGTACAGGTAAACCAAAGTTCGAATTCAAAGAAGGTGAAACTTTTGAAATGGGTTCAAGAACTCCAAAACTTTCTAAAGAAGAAGCTAAAGAAGCGGCACGTACTTACGGATTTGGTTCTAAAAAAGGACGTGGTCTTAGAAAGGCAGTTACACCTAACAGAAATCTTACTTTTGAAAGTCGTGAAATCATGGAAGAGCTTGAAATGTTAAGAGCAAAGAATGAAGAATACAGAAAGGCTTTGAATATGTTCAGAGACAAACTTAACGAAGTTGCTGTATTTAACTCAAACTTAGCTTACGCTACAAGATTGTTCACAGAACATTCTACATCTAAGCAAGAAAAGATTAACATTTTAAGAAGATTTGATTCTGCAGAATCTCTTAAAGAATCTAAAGCT